GTCGAGCTCCTCGGGCGGCACCATCGGCGCGTGCCACTCGCCGCCGTGCGGGAAGTAGCCGGCATCGAAGCCACGCGGACGCCCGATCTGGCCCATCAGAGAGCGCGACCCGGGTCGCCGCTGGAAGCGCTCCCTGCCCAGCGGCCGATCGCGCGGCATCTGCGCCGGGCCCGGAGAGATCGGCAGCGGGCGAGCGGACTGAACCGGCGCCTCGTAAGGCTGCTGGAGGCTGCGATCCATCTGGCCTTCCACGATCCGCCTTGCGCGACCCCGGGGGTCTTCCTTCGTGATCGGATCGAGCCCGTATGATGCCATCATGCCACCAGCGCGATCGGATATCGCACCGCCAGCACCGCCAGCGAATTCCCCAATCGCATTGCCGGCCTGCTGCATCGGGTTGATCATGCCGCCGCCATCGGTGGGGGCGGACGAGCCTTTCTTGCCCCCACCACCAAGCGCCGACCCCAATGCACCCTTAGCAAGGGTGCCACCGAGGCCACTCCCGAGGGCGCCGAGCATCCACCACACCATTAGGCAGCCTCCCCTTCGGCGGCGGCCCACTCGAAGAACGGCAGCCACTGGGCCCGCACTTCCGCATCGCACGCGATCTCTCGGGCGAGGTCGTACCCACTCGCCTCGTAGAAGGCGCGGAACGCATCGGCCTGGTCGCCTTCCCATTGCTCGAGGAGCCAGTGCCTCGCTGCCATGAACTTCGGCGTGAACCAGCCGAACAGCTCGGCCGCGGCCCAGCAGCTCATAATTCCCATGCCGAAGCTCGACGATTTGGCGTTGCTCTCCATGACCGGCTGGCCGCCCAGCATCTGGTAGAACTCGGCAAGTTTCTCGGCGCCGCCACGCTGCCCCTGCTCGAATCGAGCCACCAGATCGCTCAGTTGTGCCTGGGCCTGCTGCTCGCGCTGCATTCCGACCGAGCGCGCCGCATCGATGTCGCGGTAGTCGTAGTCCGCGAGCTGACCAGCCATCCCGCCTGCACGCGCCTGCTGCCCACGCTCAAACTGATAGGCACCGCCGTAGATGTCGGCGCCGAGCTGCCCCAGGCCGCGGGCGTAGCCCTCTCGCAGCACATCCTGCTGACTGGTGCCTGGCGTCCGGCCGGCGCCCTCCATCCGCGAGCCGAGCGCGTTCACCTGTCCGTAGTAATTCCGGCCCATATCGCGGGCCGCGAGGTCGTAGGACTTCGTCAGCCACGGGTTCGACTCGGGATCGAGGTAGTCGCCGCGGCTGGTCCGCATCTGCTCGTCCTGCGCCTGACGCACGCCCTCGGAACCCGCGGCGCTGCGATTGAGCGCACGCCCAAAGGCCCCTTGGCTCGCCGGATCGAATCCCGCCACAGTCGACCCGCCGTAGTATTGATACGGGCCCTGGCCGTAGAGATCCTGCGCCTGCGAGTAGATCTGCTTGAGATACGGCTGCTGCGCGGACCACGGGGCGGTCTTCGACCTTGACTTCGACCTATTGACGCTGATCATGCCATCACCTTCCCGAGGACGCGTGTCGTTTCGCCGTAGCCGTATTTCGAGAACACCTTGGCCCAACCAGGCCTGCCCAGAATCTCCACGGCATCGCACCCTTCGTCTCGGGCGAATTCCTCGATCGTAGCAACGAGATGGACCCAGCGTCGCATCTCATGCCCGCCCGCAGCGATGATCCGCACCGACTTCCAACCCGTTGGGTAGATCGCGATCTCCGTGAGCCATGCCGCGAGTGCCTCTTGATGTCCAGGGCACCACACCAACCACAGCATGTAGTCACCGTTCATCAGCTTGAGCCAGGCGTTTGCCACGTCCCCCTTCGGCGTTCGATCGTAGGCAGGCCTCAACAACGCCTTAGCGAGCGGCCATACCAGGCCGAATCCCTGTGGGTCCACCGCGACGAGGACAACCTCGTCAACCGTGGAGCACGACTCCGTACTCTCGATCTGCGCCGCCTGCTGCATGCGTGATCGTCACCTTCTCGTTGTTTGCCACGGCGAACGTCGTCCCCGCAGCGAAATCCACTGCTGCTGCCGCATTGCGTGGGCTCACAAATGCCACTTGATCGCTCCTCGCGTTGATACGGACCACCTCGGTGATCGTTCCGGCTGTCAGCGTGACCTTGAAGCTGTTATTGCCGTATCCCTTCTGGAGCTGGTTTGCGACCTGGGCGGCCTTGCGAACCTGCTCTTCGAGCTTGCCCTGCCAGATCTCCGGTACTCCGGGCTTGTCTGCCATCAGCGATGGCCGCTGGACTTGAAGTAGATGTCGAACCCGAGCGCGTTGTCGAAACCACTCGGCAGATTGATTCGGAACGTGTGGTAACGAGCATCGACCCGCAGGGGGGCATCCCCGTCCTCGTCAATCCTCGTCTCACGCGAGAAACTCAGGGCTGTCTCCTTGGCGCGGCCATGGCCGGCGACTTGCACCGTTGGAGAAACCGCATCGACCAGGACGCGTGCGCGGGAAGCCAAGGCCCTTCGACCAGGCGCGAGCTCGCGACGCCCCGTCTCGATCACCGCCGCGACCCCAGACCCACTGAAATCGGATAGCTTGAAAGCTGTGTCGTAGGCGCCCAGCGCGAGGTCGCCGACCGCCGCGATACGGTCGTCAAACGAGTCCGAAAAGACCAGATCGTCTGGGTCCGCGCTCGTACCCGAAGAATCAAGCGTGCGACCGACGGCGACCGCCTGGGTCAACCATTCCGCCGCCTCGTCGCCGTGGGAGAATCGATTCAGCCCCCAGTCGTAACAGAGGTACTTGTTCGGCACGCCGCCGACGTTGCCGGCCCCGGGGTAAAGCACCCAGATGCGCTGCTCACCTGGGTCGGATACAGCCGACACCCGACTCGAATTCGAGAGATCGATGTCGGCTAAAAATGTGCGATCGATGATCTCGCGACCGATCGGCACCGACTCGGTGTAGTCGAACAGATAGAACCCATCCTCCGCCAAATAGAACACACGCCGGCCGAAGGGCACGGCAATGGCAGGGACCAGCAGCCCGCGCAGTGGCTCGACCCGGTTGAGTTCGAAGACCACATCGCCACCGCGGTAGTCGGCTCGCCACACGGCACGCTCTTGGAAGATGGCCCCGACCTCCGCGCCCTGGATCACGCCCTGAACCGCGCCTCCGTCTCCCTGGAGCGGCTGGCGATCGGACTGCACAGCTCGAGCGACCTCAGTCCCGGGAGTCGGCCAGTTGAATGGATCGTTCACGGCCGACCAGTGGATCGCCGTCTCATCCCGGCCGTTGACCGCGTCGAACGTGTTCCCCATGACGATGAAGCTGCCGATCACGGCGACGTGGGCCGCGCGTGGCGCCACCGTTCCAGTCAGATCTGGGTTCCCCAACTGCTTGAAGTTCATCGAGGACGGCGGATTCACCAGATCGAAATACTGCGAGTCGTCGTTCAGGTTCACGGCGAGGACGTTCTTTTGGAAGATCGCGAACTCCCAGAACGTCTGGCAGTTGTACGCGCCGCCAGTGGTGCGGGTCACGTCGTAGTTGTTGTCCGTCAGCATCTGGAGCGTCAGCTCGGTGCCCACGACGTTGAACGGATTGCCTGACGAATCGATACCGGCAATTGCACCGCGAGGCCTCGCCGGGAGGGCGTTGAACCCTGCCAAGGGCGACAGGGCGTTCACTCCCTTGTAGCCGCCAGAGATCGGCACCGTATTCCGCGCCACCGCGAGCCCTGGGTTCGCAAGCGCAGGCAAGTCCGGCGCGTAATTCCCGAAGCCGACTCGCGCCTGCTCCATTACTACCAGACATCCATGTCGGGGCTCATTGCGAGAGGGCCGTGCCCGGTGCGCTTCCTCCACTCAGACTGTCGAGCTTGCTCGGCCGCGGACTGGTAGAGCGGCATCCACGTCTGCATGCGCTCGTCGTCTCCGACAAATGGGGCCATCTGGGTGAGCGATCCGTACAGCAGCGCGTCGGGGTACTCGACGAGGATGCGATTGCTCTGAGCGCCGGGGCCAAGGTGCTGGACACCCGCCTTGTAATAGAGATCGAAGTCGAACTCCCCAGGCGACGGCGTGATGTACAGACGATTTGCGAAGACCAGCCCGGCGCGAGATTGCGAGCTGGTCGTGTTCGATGCTTCGTTGAGCCGGTCAATCCGGTCAAACGTATCCCAGCCGACAACTCGCACGGGAGGCCGTTGCGTCGTCCCGCTCCACCTGAAGAACATCGCTTCCGCAAAATCATCCGGCAGAGTCACATAGCCTTGGTTCGCAACCGTCGTGCTGGAGTGGATTTTTTCCGCAACATCGAACTGGATCTCGCGCTGGAGGTTGCATTCTGTCATCCAGACAGCGTCCGCGATGTCCTCGAGGAGGTCATCCCGCGCCATCCATTGCGCGACTGTCTGCAGCAAGTTGTCGTAGTCGACAAAGCTCATTCCGTAGCGAGCCCCCCGCCGCTGCCCAGCTTGGATCCTTGACCGCGAAGCCCAACGTACTCGCGCCGTGTTTTCCTCGATATTACGCCAGGCGCTGTTCGGAACTTCCTGAATTCGCCGCTGTCTAGCAGCGCCGCAACCTTGGGCCAGTCGTCTTGATTGAAGATGTCGATGCCCTTCTTGTAGAGCTTCTCGACATAGACCAGCGGGATGCTCGCGACCCTACGCATCGTGCGGTCTTCGTTCCAGCCATCCCCATCGTTGTACAAGTCGACGTTCGCGTCCAAGATCGACTCCACGTCTTGGGTCGTGTCCAGCGTCGTCTCGCCGGTGGCATCGTCGTAGTGGTGGGTCGTAACCGGGCCGAACTCAGAGAGCTTCTGCATCAGGCTCTTGTTCGGCTTCCGCCCGTAGGCGCCGCGGCCACGAACCATCGTGGTCTGCTCGGAGAGCGCCTTGAATCGGCTGGAAAGAGTCGGCCCAGACATCTACCACTCCACAGGTGCGAGCGACACGGACTCGCTTCCAGCGATGCCGATTGTGAGGATGTGGCTCGACCCTCCGACATCCAGCACAAGAGACTGTCGATCTCTAATGCGAACCCCGGTCGTGCTAGACACAGTCGTCGCACCGTCGAGGGTTGTCGGAGTTCCGCCCTCGTCAGTCGCCGGTAGAAAGTAGATATCACCAGACGTCGCGATGTAGAGGTAGTGAGTCGGATTCCCGTCGGCCTTATTGGGGATCGCGTGGCTCGCGCTGGCCGGTGTCCCGGCGAGTGTCACGTTGGTCGCGTCGGACGCGAACTTTAGAACGGGGAATGCGCTCATCTTACACCTCTAGCACTGCAACCGATGTCTCGTTCGACACTCCAGACTCAGCCGCAAACATCAATACGCTGTAGCCGGTAACATCGAGGACGGTTGGGTAGCCGCTCTTCATACGAATGCCATCGCGCGAGCTGTGAACACTCCCGGCAACTTGTGCGGGTTTGCAAAAAACACTCGCGTCACCCCAGATCATTACCACAGATGCTTTTTTGCCAGAGGCAGCGGTCGGCATCGTCATCGTATGCGTCGCGACGTTCGAGAGCCCAGTGAGAAGGGTCGCGTTCTTCGCCGGCCGAAACCCCTTCAAGGAGCCAGGGTGCCGCAGGCTTGAAACCGCCGTCACATGCATACCCAGCGCGGTGGCGGCCGGGCTTATAAACGATATATGCGTTTGCCCACCGACGGCGATCGGGAAGAAGTTCGATTGCGGCTGGATGAGAACGCCACCAGTCGTCGCATCCACCGTGGAGTCGCCGAATTTGAAATAAGTGCCGATGTTCGGTCCGGTGATCGTGATGTACTCTGGCCTTCCGCCAGACTCCAGCGCCGGGATGGCGATCTGCTGCTCGGTGGCCGATGGCACGCGATAGGTGGTCGTACCCTCTATGCGGACGACAGGACTCAACGCGTGCTGGGCACCGACGTAGGCACCGATCACCTCGCGACCACCACGCTGAAGCAGCCGTGGATGTCAGATCCCGACGTTCCGGCAAGGCTATCCGCAGTCAAGTAATCGTCTTTCGTGATCGTTGTGTTTCCTCCGAGACTACTCGCCACTAGGCCTTGGGCCGTCCCAGAAAGCGGGAAAACAGTCGACGCAAACGCGGAGCCTCCGTTCACGCCGAATTCCATCGTATCGTCGGCTAATGTGATGGGCTTCGTGGGACATCCTCGGATCGCGACAATCCGCCCTGTGTCTGGAATCGGCACGTTAACAAGGGAACCTAGATGTATGTCACTGTTCCTCACCGGGACAACATATTCCGACATCGCCATAGCCTTTCCCACCTGCTTGCAGCGCAGCACTACACTGTATATGCCGCCACTGGTTGCCGAGTCATTCTCTGGCAAAGTACGAAGGTTCTCACCCTGCTTTACGGTGGCCTTTGGACTACTCGCGTTGAAAGAGTGAAGGACCGCCCCCGTCGCTACCTCCCATGACATAAGCAATTCACCGACGCCACCGCCGTCCCTCACCAAGTTGAGCGTAGTGCTTGCGTCTGGTGCTGCGTCGGCTACGCACCAGCCTTCCACCACCTCGAGGTCGCACGGGGCCACACCAAACATCCTTGATGGTTGGACATCGTGGATCACAGAGCCGGACCATGACAAAATCACATCGCCTGGGTTGTAGTCCGCGCTGGTCGCCCGTACTACCACGCAGTAATGGCATTCTCCGCCAGCGGAGCCCGCTCCGCTCGTATCCAGCGTGATGATGTCCCCGGCAGCGACAACCCGATTCGCATCGTCATGCTCTATCGACATCGTCGCGCGCCGCGCCGTTCCTGTCGCTAGCGACATCGTCGTGCCAAGCGCTCCAGACGGAGTGGTTACCGTGATCACATTCGGAGCGGAAGTTATCGCGGTAGACCAGCCTGCGTACACGTCAACGATCTCTCCGTCAAACGGTGCCACCGTGGACACGTTTTCGCTCGATATGTCGTCAACCATCGACCACAAGAAATATTCATTGAGAGGGCGCATGGGTTCTCCTGTCCATTCTCAGTCGCCACATATTTAACCAAGCGACCCTATACGAGAAGGGGCGGCGCGGCACCACAAAGCCGAGCCGCCCCCAAACTGCCAGTCCCGACCCCTTACGAAGTGGTCAGGTCCGCGACGATCCCGTGCCCGGCGTTGTTGCTGTTCTTCAAGGTGTACTCCACAACGAGCTGTCGCTTCTCACTGTCGCCGGTCTTCGAGAGAGCGTGCTGCCTGAAGGGACGGAGGTAGCGGACTTCGATGAGCTCCGGCGTAAGCGCGAACACGTCGCGCTCCCTGGAGAATCGATTCGGGACCACCCGATGATCTCCGAAGTCGCTCACGTACACATCGATCGCGGCGACGAGTCGCTTGTCCTCGCCGCGGTCGAAGCGCGTGCTGTTGCCCGTGAAGCCGCTGATCACGGTCTTGTTGAACGGGCCGCACATGATCACGCTCGGATCGCCACCGTTCGTCCAGGCGCCCTGGATCACACCCTTCAGAGTGCTCTCCAGCAGTGCGCGCTGCACACCGTCCGTCGGTGCTCCGAGGATGTCGGTGGTGGTATTGAAACCGCCGTCTGCCCCCGGAGATGCGCCGCGTGAGATGTTGGCACCCGGCAGCGCCGTTCCGCCCACGACCGAATTTGCGTGGTAGAACGATTGCATGGCCCCGGATCGGCGTGCCGCGCCCGCTGCGCCGACCGCACTGAGCATATCGGCGACGGTGTCATTGCCGACCATCGTGAACTCGATGTCCCGCTTGAGTTCCTTGCTCCTCTTCGCGAGCTGATAGGAAAGCTCCGAGTTCCTTCCGGCCTTGTCGACGACTTCGTCCGTCCCCGATACGACGATCGCCTTCGTCGCGATCTGGCAGAAGTTCGCCATTCGCACCGTCTCGACGACCGTGAGTCCCGCCGCGTCATCGCCTTCGAGTTGCGCGTTGTCGTCCGCGTCGGAGAGGCGATCCATCTGCCATTCGTGCTTCACGCTCGAAGCCGACCCGCGTCCGGCCATCATCAGGAACGGCGTTTCCGTGGGATCGATGTTGTAGATGAGGCTTTCCAAGTCCTCGCGCTCGCCAGTCGTCGTGTACGTGGTCTGTGTACCTGCGGGCAGTGCCATTAGAGGTGCTCCTCGAAGAGTGAGAGCGCGTCTTCGATACGACCCGACTTCGCGAATCGATCCTGAACGGCTACTCGTTGCTTGTCTTGCGCCTCTCTGGGCGCTGCCTCGTTCCGCGCACTGGCCCGGAGGTTTTTCCTCGGGAGTCCGCGTAACACTTTGCGAGCTGCGGGCTTGTTCGATTGCAGCTTGTTCCACTGCGATGCGGCCCACAGCACTTCGATCGAGTTCGCATCACGAACGTCTGATATCTGATCGTCGGTAAAGCCGACGCCCTTGGCATACGCGTGGATCTCTTGCATCGCGGCCTGGCCGACCGCCGACTCGCGCCACTCCGGGTGGCGGTTGTAGGTGATCTGCACCTGCTGGGACGACCACTTTTCGTGGGCTTCTTCGTCCGCTTTCGAGCGCTTGTCGGCCTCGGCCTTCATCGCCTCAAGCGATTGCTCCACCGCAAGATTGCGCGCACGCGCGTATTCGGTTTGCCGGATCCACTCCTTGGGATCCGCCTCCTGCAACGCAGGGTCGACCTGTCGATCCTGCTCGATGTGGGTGATGAGCCGCTGCGTGATCTGGGTCATCTCGTTGAGCTGCTGATCGACCGAGCCTCGCAGCTCGCCCTCGATCTCAGCCACGGCGGCCTTCGTCTGGGCGTCGAGCCCTGCGGTGCCGCGGTAGAACTCGACCGCCTCCGAGAGCGGAACCAGCGCTCCGTCGCGCCCTTCGATCTGGATATGGCCCAGCAGATCGTCCGGCTCAACGTCGAACGTCTCCGAGAGTTCCGTCCAAGTGTCAATCGAGGACTCTTCCTCGGATTCGGCAGCGGCGACCTCGGGCTCGGGCTCGGGCTCGGGCTCGACCGGAACCTCGGGCTCGGGCTCGGCTACCTCGGGATTCGCAAGCGCCTTGGGGCTGGGCGGGACTTTGCCTTCCGCGACCGGGTCCGCACTTGACTCCGGCGCAGTGGCCTGGGCCGCCGACGACTCTGCATCAGTGGATTCGCCCTGGACGGCGTCCTGGCTGTCGAGATATGCGCTGAATTGTGCGACCTCATCGACGGTCGCATTCGAGATCAAAGAGCTGCTCAGAAGATCCCCGCAGACTCTCCTTCCGAGTTTGCAATCGCGTCTTCCGTAACGCGATCCACCTTGCGCTTGGTCGCGAGCATGCCGCTCTCTATCTCATGTTGCAACTGCCTCTTGAACATGCCCAATACATTGAGCAATCGATGCGCTTCCTCACGCACCGCGACTTGGTCGATTCCCGACGAGCGGAACTGCTCAATCCACTGGACTTCGAGCGCCGCGAAGGCCCCGACAACCACCGGGTCGTCGAGGAATCGCTTCGCCTCGGCCCCCGCGCGCACGACGAGGTCGTCCCCTGCGTCAGCCTCTCGGCGAGCAATCAGTGCCTCTTTCTCTGCGACGAGGTCGATCTCGTCGGGGTCGCCGGCGGGCTTCACTCGTCGCTGGGCGCTGTCTTCTTGATGGCACTCTTCGCACGCTCGACGACGCTCTTCTTCTCGGCCTTCGGTTTGGCTTGTCCCTCGATTTCGGCGAGGCACATCTGCACCACGGCGCCACGCCATGTGCCGGGATCACCCGCCTTGATGTCGAGCACTGCCTGGGCGAATACTTTGCTCATCGACTCTCTCCATTGGGCTTCGATGCCCCGTTGGCTTTCGCGCGCTGCGCGGAAGCACTGATCTCTGCGGCCTCGACCGTAGCTTCTTGCTGGCCCATTCGGACCTCGCGCTCCATCTTGATGCGCGCCATCTCGACGCGCTCCTTCATCTCCAGATCTTCGCGCCGATGGCGAACCAGATCGGCCTCCTTCTGAGCATCGAAGGCAAGCCGGTCGCCGGCGATCCTGATTTCCTGCTCTTCCTTCATCGCGGCGAATCTCACCTTCTCCATGTCCGGGTCCGGCGGCGGCTGCGGCGGCGGCCTGCCGCTGGGATCAGAGAAGAACAGGTTTGGATTGTTGAAGCCGGCCGTCTGGGTCAGCTCCTTGCCGGAGTTGAACAGATTCTCCGGGGTGACCAAGTAGCCGGCGCCGCCCGCTGCGGCCATCCTATCCTGCACCTCCATGATTTCCTTGATGGCTTGCCGACGCTCGATCGCAGCACCGGCCCCAAATCCGAGCTCGACCTGTACCCCGAAACCACTCCGCCACTGCGACGGGTCGATCGTCATCCACTCGCCATTGATCTCGACCTGTCGAGACTTCGAGTCGTTCTCGATGGTCAGCCGCAGCAGCTTCTCGCCGAGGTGCTTCATCCCCGTGGCGGCGAAGATCCTCCCAATCAGCGCCACCTTCTGCTGCTTCTCGGCCATCATCGACGCGAGCCCGGTCGCCGTAGAGTTGATGGCGGAGGCGTCCAAGTCCCGGCCGTGCGCGAGCACACCCGTTCGATTGGCTCGGACGTCCTCCATGTATTCGAGCAGCGCGAAGGCCTCGCGCGGAAGCGGGGGGAGCTGCACCGGCTCTATCTGGCCGGCAGCTCGCTGCCGGATGAGCCCGCCAGGTCGCGAGGTCAGGAGGTCGTTGATCTCGACCATGCCCTCGACCACCGCCAGTCGGGGGTTGTTCGACAGGTATAGGTTGTCGAGGATCTGCCGGACGATCGTCGAGCGGATCACCTGCAAGTCGTAGACGAGGTCGGCAAGCGACTCGCCGTAGAACTTGTGTGGCGTGGGCACCGGAGTCAACGAGCAAAAGGGCTGGAAGTTCTCTTCCTCGTCCTCGAGGATGTGAACCGGACCATCGCCGGCGACGAAGATCTTCCGGCGCTCCGCGTAGCCATCCCCGTCCTCGTCGATCGTGATGTGACACTCCGTCAGCCACAACTCGCGCGACGCAGCATCGAGGCGCTCCGCCGTCGTGACGGGGAACGTCTCGTCCTTCGACAGCCGCTCGGTGCGGCCCAGCGAGTATTCCGGGCCGTCGTCGCTGGGGATCATCGACACCTGCTCGTAGGGGAAGCCCATCTCGACGAGCTGCGAGACGGTCATCTTCTTGCGCTGCCCGACCATCCCGGGGTCGTCGAGCTTGATCATGCGCCTAGCGCTGATGAACTCCTCGGGCGGAACGCCGTCGACCGCGAGCCCCTTTCGGATCTCCCAAGTCTTGACTTCGAGGTCATAGAGCGGGACTTGGACGATTTCTCCCTGGATCGAGATGTCCTCGACATACTCATCGACAGCGAGCGGCTCCGTGTCGGGATTCGACAGGATCTCGGTCACCTCTTCGAGCGTCATCCCCGAATACCGTTTCCGCTGCGGCGACCGGACCTCTTTCCAATACGGCTTGACAATGCCGTTTTTCTCGATCAGCGCAGTCTTCATCCAGTCGTACAACGTCTGGAATCCATCGCAGTTGTCCATGAATTCCTTGTTGATGTACGCCGTAGCAAGTTCTGCGTTGCGCTGGTCTTCCTCGCCTATGGGCTTGAACTTCCAGATGTACTGGCCGCCCGTGAACATTTGGACGAGCGATGGCATCGTCCATTCGACGACTTCCAGCACATCGCGCATCACGATCGAGCTGCGATCGGCTTTCTCGTTGCCGATCGGCTTGCCGTAGTACGCGCGCAGGTTGCCGCGGCGCTGCTCTCCGATCGTCGTGCCATAGCCACCATTGGCATCTTCGATCTCGCGCTGCACGATGCCGCGGACCTCGTCCAGACTCAGCGGCGCACCAGGCTTCCCTCCACTCGGAGCTCGGTAGCCAAAATCTTCCACGTCCTCGTCAACGCCGGCCATGCCAGGAATCGGCTCGGCGAGGCGGCGACGCATGTCGGGGCCCTGTGCGGCCATGCTTACGACTCCGTCGGGGGCGCGAGCCCCAGTTCGTACAGCTTCATCGGAAACTCAGGAATGATGAACGGCGGGCGGTTCGACAACGGATTGCGCCCCTCCTCGAGGAGCCCGATCCGCTTGTCGAACAGCTCCGTGCGATCGATGATGGATTTCTGCGCCGCCTCGATCTCGCTGCGGAGCTTCTCGTTCTCCGATTCGAGCGAGCGAACCCGAAGTTCCATCGCCATGCTCATCCCTAGTGGATATCACACCACGTAGGACGCGTCCGGCTGCTGCCATTCCCCCTCGAATTCCGGTCGCATCCCCAGCGCCAGGGTCGCAAGTGCCGAAGCTCCGTGCGATGCCCAGTTATGGAGGGGGCGGTCGCGATAGAGCACCTCCCCATCCGGGCCGCGCTCGTTCTCGATCGCCTGCTTGACGTACTCGCGAAGCGCCTGGATGCCGCGCTCGCACTCCTTCTCGGCAATGAAGCAACCCCGGAGAAAGGTGCGTACCGCGGCGTGCTGGTCCGAGATCGGGAACTTCCCGCTGACCCGGCATCGCACGCCCAGGCTGCGGAGCTGCTCTTCGATCGTCAGCCCGGTCCCGAGCTCGCGGGAGCCAGCGTCATGCGGCAGATAGGCGTCACCGTAGATGTAGCCTTTATCGCGCAAGACCTTCACGTAGTGATCGATCGGCTCGCCTGACTTCTCGTAGTAGTCGATGATGCGTGTCTCGCGGCCGACTTGCTGTGCGAACCAGATCGCCGTCGAGTCCCCAATCCCCAGATCCCATCCCGTGTAGACGACCTTCTCCGGCTTGCGAGGGACCACGCCAATCCGTTCGTGCTCGTAGAGCCACTCCAGCGTGTCGCCATAGATCGACCCTACTAGCGCTGCATTGAAGCTGCAGTAGTACTCCTGCTCGAAGAACTCGCGGACCTGTCGATCCTTCTCCTCGGCCAGGACATCTTCGTTGACCGACTTGGTGTCATCCACCGTGAGCAGCTCGCTGAACCACGTATCGGGGTGATCCTGCGCGTACTTGTACAGGTGATAGCCATGGTTGCGCGCCCGGGGCGTATAGACGAAGACCGCCCACCCGCCATTCTCCGTGAGAATGGGGCTGATGAGTTCCCATGCGGCGGGGTTCTGAATCGCATACTCGCTGACGATGACGCCGATAGGATTTGCGCCCATCAGTCGGTCGATGTGATCGGTGCCGACGACTTGGTACTTGCTTCCGCCCTGGAGCCAGAGCGTCATATCGTCGTCGCGCTTGCGGTACCAAGTCCCTTCAGGGAAGGCTTCGAGGAAGGGTGTTCCGTCCTTGTCCATCCCCTCCCAGATCGCCTTGCGACCCTGGTTGTATGTGGGGAAGAGATGCCAATACAGGCCGCGCCGCTGGAAGGCCTGGGTGGCGCAGTAGTGGATGGCGGTGAGATCCTTGCCCGCGCGACGGTGCCATACACACACCGCGCGCCGCGTCCCGCCTTCCATCGCACGCCAGAATGGCTCTTGGTACTCGCGCGGTCGCCAGTTGTTGGGCAGCGTGATTTCCGGCATCAACGATCACCAAACATCCCGCTCACTGGGAGATATCAGCCGGCGAACTTCTTCGAGAGGTCGCCGGCGTTGTCGAGCGGGAGATCGAACGGCACCGCGCCCTGAATCGTCGGGGCCACATTCTCCGATGCGACGTACTGCATCGGCGGCTTGTCGAGCGGCTTGTCGAGCGGGCCGGGCATCGTGCCTTCGGCGCCTGTCGTCTTCACGGGCTTCATCGTGCTCCTCCAACCCACTTCGCGAGCCAGGCGCGCAAGCGCTGCGACGCGGTGGGCCTCTTGGCCGCCGGCCGCTTCGGCCGCCGGGCTGCTTTCTTCCTCTTCTTCGCTCCCATCAGACGACCGGCTTGCTCTGCGGCCCGACCACGTTGCCGGCGTATCCGCCGTCGGGGTCGACGGCCTCAAAGGCGCCGCTCGGCTTCGCGAACGGGGCGAAGCCCTCCTCGGAGTTGTCCGCGTTCAGAGACTTCTCCATGCTGCGCGGCGGCGAGTCGGCCGACTTGCCCATGCCGGTCGGACGCCTCGAAGCGCGCTTGCCGGCCTTGCCCTTCTTCATCGGTTCCGTGCCATTCACCAGAATGTCCTCCTCATCACCCGCCCAAGGCTAGCGGGCAAGAGGGCTTTTGACGACGATCGACGCCCCATCGCCGTGCAGGTCGATCTCGGATGCGCTCGGCCGATCATCCGCCACAATCTCCGCCTCGGTCGCGACGGGCTTGATCTCGACCACCTCCGGCTTGCCATCGAGGTAGAGCTGATTCACCACGATCGTGAGCCCGCCCTCGTTCTGCTCGCGCTCCTGGGTGGCCGGACGGCCGGCAACGCGATCGAGGATCGAGTTCGCCGCGGCGACCTTGGCTGTGGCTGTGGCCTTCCGGCTGCGCTGCACGTCGACCAGCGTCTTCACGCTCCGCTCGGCGTGGCGTTCGCACAGCTCCGCGATGTCGAGGGCCGTGCCCTCACGCAGCTCGGCGCCAACGTCGCGAGCCGCAGGCTTGCCAACCGCACCTGCGTGTCGCAGGCCGCTCTTATGACCCATAGTGCAACCTCCCATAGTCAAGATGCAACCTCCGCACCCCGAGAATCCGATCCGCAGGATACCTCGCAATCGAAACCCGGTCGCCCTGGTTCCCGCCCAGCAGATCGACCGCGGTCGGAAGCCCGCCGTGGATGCTGAACTCGGCACTCGAAAAGAATCCCACATGACCCGGAGCGTCGAGCACCTCGGCGCCCGGTTGATCACCGCCCCCACGCTTGAGCACCACCACATCAAAACCCGGCCGGGCGGCGTGGAGCGGGATCCCGTCGCCCACCTCGAGCCAGCTTCGAGCGCGCAGACTCTCGCTGCGGCGAAGCCGCAACAACCATGCGACCCAGTTCACAAACGCCGAGCACCAGGGCACTTCGTCGCCTTCCGGCCACACGTCATCGAGCCGCAGCATCGCTAAGATTTGTGGGTTGTGCTCAGTGCCAGGGACTTCCTTGATCCCGATGAAGCGCTCGGCCACGCCATACGCCGTGACATTCACTCCAGCAGGCTCGCCGTCCGACTCGCCTTCTTGCCCTCCGGCGTGCGGCCCGCGCGACCCTTCGACGGCACGGGACTCGCGCTCACCGCCTCCGCCATCGACTCGCCGTAGAACGTGATCGGCATGATCGAGTCGAGCTCCTCGGGCAGCACCCCGATGATGTCGCCGTCCTGGCAGTCGAGCAGCGCCTCCTTCGTCTCCGGCTGGATCCTTCTCATGTTCATCAAGATGATCGTCTTCTGCTTCTGGGCCACCTCGCCCCCCCTTGTTGCGCTCGCGAAGGATCGCGAGCAGGTAATCCTTGATACTGCTGATCTCCGGGTCACTGAATAGCTGCGGGTTCACTCCGAACAGATACTGCTCGAAGCTCTCCGCACCGCCGCGGCTCAAAAAGTAGTGCCGCTCCTCGGCGCCACGGTCGCTCTTCCACTCCTCCACCAGCGGATCCGGGCCGATATCGTCCATGTTCGGAGGCTTCCCGCACCGACCACTAGTCATTTTGCCCTCTCACCCCAACCAGCCCAGCGCGACGTTTCCAATGTTGTCAAACACCGATCTCGTTGCTATCGCGTGCGTCCGGCCGCTCCGACCTCTGAGTACGAAACGGAGAGGGAACGCCCCGACGGGCCCCAATCGGCGGGAAGGGCGGCTCACCCCGAACACCGAGCCAATCCGCACCACCCAGCTCCCTCACCCCCCGCCTCAAAGCCCTCTCCCTCTTCCAGTTTCCTCGGGCGGCAGCCCGACACCACGGCACGAACTTGCGTTCGCAACTCGATCAGTCGCAAATCCGGCCGAATACCCCCGCAAAAATCCCGAAATCGGGCCCCCCGACGATGCCGTCCGCGGTGAAGTCCGCGCGGCTGCACAGCGTCGTCGGCTGGTACGTCCGTACCTCGGATCCCTCGCTCCAGGTCGTCGCGAAGACACCCTCGGCCGCAGTCGCGGATACCGAAACGTGCGTCTCCCCGGGCCCTATCCCCACGAACACGCTGTAGACGCGACCGTCTTCACTCATCGAGCCATCGCCGACCGCATACGCCAGATCGGTCACCACCTCACCCACCTCCAGGTGGACGACGAAGCCAGTCGCCCCCGGATCGGGACTCGGATCCACCCACCGCAGCAGCACCGTCTCGGCGGTCCCTTGCGCGCTGGCATCGACCGCAAGCAGCAAAAGCGCGAGCAGTGGCGGCAGCGAACCCACCCGCAGCCGATGGAGCCACCGTCGCGGTGCCATCGCGACCTCGCTGTCTGACGGAAACGTCCCGAGCCGATGCCACAGTGCCGGTCGTACCTCGGGGAGCTGGCCGGCGTCGCCACGCGAGATGATGCGACGATGCGACCGATCGGTCGCAGCGCACGCCCGACACGGGTCGAGGCGATTCACCGCGTGGCCGTATCCCCGGCGATCATACGCGCCACGGTGGCACCGCATCTCACCGAATCACCCGCGGAGCGACCAACTCCACCCCCACCACCTCCAGCGTGGCCCGGGCCTCCAGCAACTCCTCGCGGACCGCCGGCTCCTCCCTAACCTCCACCTCCAACTCCAACTCGAGCGACACCACACTCAGCGCCTTCGACGATGCCGCCTCTATCGACTCCGCTTCCACATGCTCCGACCCGAATTCCCTGAAACGTACCTTCCAAATCGACATGCCGACTCCTTCTCTAGCCCCAAGGTAGACCAAGCCATTGGGGACTGGTAGCCTCCACCATCCCAATGCGAGGCCAAAAACTCAGCTCCGGCTCCGTCGCGCAGCTCCCCGAGCTCAACCGCACCGAACGAGTCTCCGTCTGCCTCCGACCAGGCGAACGGGCCGACCTCGGCACTATCGCCGACGCCTGGAATGTCGCTACCTCCACCGCGGCCTGGGCCATCCTCGCCACCTACCTCGCCGAATGCCGAAGCCAAGCCGTCAACCTTGGCCCCGATGGGATCGGCATCGCCGCCAGCATCATCCTCCTCAACCATATCGGCCTCGACGATCGCGATGTCCGACCCGAATTCCGTGGCTCGAAGTTCCAAAAAGGCAAAGCCACCCAATGAGCAAGTACGACCCCAAACCCACACCCGATGCCACCATGGCCGAGGCCCCTCTCGATCGACTCTCCCGAGCTGCCAACCTCCGACGAGTCGATATCGCCGCCGCCTCCGGGGTCGGCATGAAGTCCATCGCCTCCCTCTCCAACGGACGCTGGGCAACCACCAGGCTCGGATCCCTCTGCGCCATCGCCATCGCCCTGGGATGCGCCCCCGCCGAACTCATTCCCGAACTCGCCCAAAGACCGCGTTCTGGACTGCTCTATGACCGCGGCGTATTCAGCACCAAGAGCCGGAAGACGCTGGGTCACCGCTCCACTCGCGGCGGCTGAAACGAGGGACTCCAGAGCCGGAGCGTGAACGGGTGGGTCCATAGCGCTACCGCAACGGGCGCGCGTTGGGGCCCCAAATGGGGGGGGCGGGGGGGGTCGATTCTATCCCCTCCGGGCCCCTCGCTGCCCTCACGTCGCCCTCACGTCGCCCTCACCGTGTCGTCGCCCTCACGTCGCCCTCACTGTGTCGCTTTCCGTTGAATCCGACACGCTGCCCGGGCAACGCCTCGCCCACCCACGGCGCCTCGCCCATCCCAGGGCAGGGCAACGCCTCGCTGAATACCTCGGAACCCACCCGCCCCTCCTCTCCCGCCTCACGACCCACCCGCCGGCGCGCTGACTCCGGGTCGCCCCTCGCCCACCCGGGTCGTGGTGCGCGCCTCGCAGCGCCGTGGGTGGTCGAGACGGGTCAAGCTTGCATTCGACCCAACCGATTGGGTAGGTACGTCGCTGCGACGCCCCAAGGGTCGCACGGCGGGAACCACCCGCCGCAACCGGGTCGACGACCCACGGAGTGAACCAATGGCACGCCAACCGATTGACCACGTCCACCACAATCTGCAAAACGGGCGGGTGGTGATATCCGAGGCGCCGCCGCGAGGGCAGCGCCGGAAGCATGCTACGGCGCGAGGCGATTGGGTGATCGTTGACGGCGCCGTGCCCGTCGTGTCTCGCGCCGGTTGGGTACGCAGCCGCACGGCGTCGTCCGTGGGTGGTCCCAAACGCTCCGTCCACGCGTGGGTTCACGGGCGGGTGGTCGAGTACGGCGCCGGCTGTCCGCCCATCCCGCCTCACGCCGGGAATATGATCACCTACAACCCCTCGCGCAGCGTCGCCGGCGCCGTGCCCGTCTTCCATTGGGTATCGACGGGCGAGGAGTGGACGGGCAGCGATCGCGTGCTGATAACGGGGGGGAAAGTATACGCGCTGTGAGGCGAGCGTATCCGCGCAGCGCTTCGATAGGCTGCGCGGATACCTCGCGGCACACCCGCCGCGACAACCGGGTCGACGACCCACGGAGCGAACAATGCATCGACGTATCCACCTTACCGACCGGCAGCGCCGCCGGTTGATTTTCCGCGACCCGCCGGCGCCGCCTCGCCCGTACTCCCCACCCAACGGATTCGAGCTTTACAGGGGCCCCTCGGCAATCGACGGGCGCGAAATCGTCGTGATTCTAGTTGGGTGGGCGACGGGCAGCACGAATACCAAGACGGGCGCCATGCTCCAGACCTACATTCTGCGCACCGATGCCGACCCGATGGATACGTGGGTCGCCGGCGACGACGAGTCCATCTGCGGAGATTGCCCTCACCGCTCGCCGGCATCCGGCGGCGCCGGATCCTGCTACGTCAATAAAGGGCAAGGGCCACGCGCCGTCTGGTACGCGTGGAAGCGCGGCAATTATCCGAAGCTCGACCCGGTCACCGTGGCGCGCGGTATCGCGGCAAGACGGGCGAAGCTTAGAATTGGAACTTACGGTGACCCGGGCGCGCTGCCCGTCGGGTGGTGGAGCGTACTAGCGGCGGCGGCGCGCGAGCGCACTGGCTATACCCACCAGTGGGCGAGCCGTCCCGATCTACGCGGGTGGGTGATGGCATCGGTCGACAGCGAGGAGCAAGCCGGCGCCGCTGACGCCCTCGGGTGGTCGTGGTTCCGGGTCGCAGAGAAGGGCGACGCGCGACGCCTCGCAGCCGAGGCGCGCTGCCCGGCGAGCGAGGAGGCCGGGCGCCGGGTGTCGTGCGAGGGTTGCCCGATGATGTGCGACGGCATCGCGACGCGACCCGCCAATCGAGGGCGGGTGATTCAAGCCCACGGAGCAACCGCGAAGCGATACGCGTTGATTCAGGAACTAGTCTCCGCGTGAGCTGATATCCGCCGGCGCCGCCGCGGCGGGTATCGACGCACACGGAGTGCGAAACAACCGGGCGAGATCGCCCACGGAGGTCAAAGCAATGGCACGGAAAGACGGGCGCCGAGTCCTGATGGTACTCGCAACGCGGGCCGAGATGGGCGAGGTCGAAATCACCGCGACGCGGCCCAGCCGCGATAGCGTGCTCGCGGTCCACGCCAAACTGGTCGCCGGCGGGCTCGACCGGCGCAGCGGGTGGACGGTAACTCACGTCCCTTCGGGCAAGTCGGTGGGCGTCGTGTTCCCGACCCGGCGACAGGCGATGGCGCTCGCCCTGGAATTCGGCGAGCGCACCGAGTGGAGCGCCGTGGGTCCGCGCGGCGGTGCTCGCAACGTCGACCGCGGGTTCGCCCGCGAGCTGATGTCAGCCGCGCGTCGCATTGCCGGGATCTCGCGATGAACGGGCGCCCCTGCCACCGATGCCGGCGACCCGCCGGCCCGACGCCCGCCCTGCGATGGGAGGGCGCCGGGCACCGGCGGCAGCAGATCACCCTGTGCCCGTGCTGCGCCGGCGAATGCGCGCGATCCGGGCCGGCGGCGCCAGTGCAAGACGGGCGACCCGCTCGCGCGGAGAGCTTCGCGCCGATGACCGCGGAGCTGTGGGCCGAGCTCGACGCGCCCGCGCGCAAGACGAAGCCGCGCAAGACGGGCAAGCCGCGCAAGCGCAAGCCCGCGACCGGCGTCGAGGTCGACGTCGACCGACACCTCGCCATCCAGGCCGTGGCCTGGGAGCCGGCGCCGGGCGGCGAGGCCTGCAAGCCCTGCGCTGGCCGTGGCGGCTTCGCGAGCGGGCTGGACTGCCGGAGTTGCGGCGGGTCGGGAAGTACGCCGGAGGGCGCAACCACGCCCGTCTGGGACTACGCTGACGGCAAGCCGGTGCAGTCGTGAGGCGCGCACACCTGCTAGGGAGCGTGCGCGACGTGCTCGCGCAGCTCGCGATCCCGACCGACAGGCTCACCGCGGACGTGCTCGACGCGCCCGTGCGGGTCAACCCGCGGCTGCGGACCTCGCTCGGGCGCGCGCGCTGGAAGCGCGGAAAGACGGGTGAGCTGGTGATCGCCATCGAGCTGCACCCGTCCCTCGCAGCCGACGCCGAACAATACCGCGACACCGTCACCCATGAGGTTGCTCACCTCGCCGCGGGTCGCGGCGCAGGCCACGGCCCGGCGTGGCGCGCGTGGCATCGCAAGCTCGGCGGCTCGGCACGCCGAACCGCAACAGTCGCCGAAGCCGCAGCGCTCGGCATCGAGCGCAAGCGCCGCAAGCGCAGCGCCCGGCGGGTGGTCGCGACCTGCGAGCGCTGCGGCTTCGAGTTGGTCCGCGCACGCGCCCTCGCGGCGCGTCGCACGTACACCCACATCGGATGCGGCGGCACGTTCAGGCCGGGTCTGCGGACCCCAGGAGAATTGACATGAAAGACGGGCACACGTACAGGCCGCCGATTCTGCGGGTGGTGGGCGAGCGCGCTTTCCCCGGCGAGCTGGTGATTGACAATTTCGCCGGCGGCGGCGGCGCGTCGAGCGGCATCGAGGCCGCGATAGGTCGCCCGGTCGATATCGCGATCAACCACGACGCGCGCGCCATCGCGATGCACGAAGCCAATCACCCCGAGACGCGCCACTACGTCGAGGATATCTGGTCGGTCGACCCGCGCGAGGCCTGCGCCGGCCTGCCCGTGGGCCTGGTCTGGTTCAGCCCCGATTGCACCCACTTCTCGCGGGCTCGGGGCACCAGTCCGAAAGAGAAGAACATCCGCGGGCTCGCGGACGTGATCCCGCGCTGGATGGAGGCCGTCCGGCCCCGCGTGGTGGTCGTCGAGAACGTGCCCGAGTTCAAGACGTGGGGCCCGCTCGGAAAAGACGGGCGCCCTGACAAGTCACGCGCCGGCGTCACGTTCCGGGCGTGGTGCGGCAAGATCCGCAGCCTCGGCTACACCATCGACTGGCAAGACATGCGCGCGGCGGATTACGGCGCACCCACCACCCGCAACCGCTGGTTCCTGGTCGCGCGGCGCGACGGACGCACGCCGGCGTTCCCCGCGCCGACCCACGGCGAGGGCCTGCTGCCGTACCGCACCGCCGCGGAGTGCATCGACTGGTCGCACCCGGTGCGCTCGATCTTCGGCCGCAAGCGCCCGCT